TGATTGGTGTCTGAGTGAGAGTCGTGGATCAAGAATCTTTGTTTTTATGTGGTATTTGAATACAATTAAGGTTGAAGATGAAGGATATACAGAATTTTTTGATGGTACAAGATTGCAACCTGAGTGTGGAAGCTTAGTATTTTTCCCTGCTACATGGACATATGTTCATCGTGGTAAGAGACCAAAGGTGCGTAAGTATTTGTGTAATGGTTGGATATATGCAAAAATCTGATATTATAATATAAATAATAAAAAACAATACTATGGCGTTAAAAGTTAGACAGGGTGGACAATGGGTTGAGATTAGTAGTGGAGGAGGTTCTGGTGGTGGTTCTACTACTGGAACTCTTACATTAAATACTCAGAAAAGTACTGGTGGTAATTCATCTCTGATCACTGGTGGATCAACATCTTTTAATGGAAGTGCTAATAGTAATTTCATAGTAACACTTCATGCATCTTCTAGTAATACTGGAAATACAGTAGTTCATCGTAATTCAAGTGGTAATTTTAATGCACAAGATGTTCAATTTGATTCTTTTGGTGTAGGAACTGGTCCATCAGGTACATCAGGAGAAATTAGAGCAACTAATAATATTACTGCATATTATTCTGATGGAAGATTAAAAGATATTTTAGGAACAATAGATAATCCAATATCTAAGGTATTGAATCTTAAAGGTGTTTATTATAAAGAGAATCAAACTGCAAAAGATCTTGGATATGATAATGATCGGGTTCAGGTAGGTGTTATTGCACAGGATGTAGAGAAGGTATTGCCAGAGGTAGTAACAGATGCACCTATAGATGCGAAGTATAAAACTGTATGGTATGAGAAATTAGTACCTTTATTAATAGAAGCAATAAAAGAACAGCAAGTAACAATAGAAAGTCTTAATTCCAGACTTGAACATTTGGAGGGTATAGTAGATGTCTAACGGAGTTGGTGGTTGGATTGATTCATCAGGACCAGTAAGTTTTGATGATCTTAGAAAACAATGGGGATATACTCAGAGTAGTGTTCCAATTAATCAATATTACAGAGGTGGTGGAAAAGTTCCTGGTACAGTTCTACCTAATAGTTCTGGTCAATACTCCAGTATTCCATCTAGCGGTCAAATAGGTATGAATCAATTTCGTAACCATAAGATTGCGAGAATTATTAGAAAAAATCATCAAGGTCCAACTAATGATAATAATAGAGAGACTTATTCTTTAAATTATCAGGCTCTTTATTTGGATCTTACTGGATGGTCAACATCTCAAAATGTATCTGTTAATTTTCAACAAAGAGTTGATAATTCAGGAAATTTTATAAGAATGTATCTTTATGGTCCAGTTAATGGATCTGGTAGTTCTACACCATTTAATGGTGGATATGCAATAAGAGGACAATCTGATATAGAATATGGTTATGGTGGAACACAATGGGTTGAATTTAATGAAAATCAGTCTAATAATACTTACAGTGTAAAGGGTGGATATTATTATATGTTCCGTTCTCGTGATGATAGTGCTAGAAGTTCTGGTATTTACTGTGGTGGAGAAAACCAAGGTGGAGGTGCTGGTACTGCATCAGGTGGTAGAAATTATATAACTGTTCATGATGCAGGTTCATGTTGTGGAGATAATAATACTGGTGGTAATGCTGACTTTGCAGCAGAGGTGTACATAACTGGTTGGTCTTGACAAATCTGGCTATATATCCTATGATACTCTGGTGAACGGTTTATCCATATGGATGATGATTTTGTAAATCGTACAGTTATTGATGTGTGTAACAGATCTTTTCTTATCATTTCTGATGATGGAGAAGAGAGAATTATAACATGTGAAACAACTGAACAATTCATGGATGTTAAAGAAGTAGTACATAAACTACTTGATCCAGAGCGAATAGAATACGCAGGACTTTCCATCCATGAAACCAAAAAAACATAAGCAATCTCCAATAGAGAGGTTGCATGATGATTATAGAAGAGAGAGTAAAGAGTCTGAAGAAGATGAATGGATCCGTCTTCAAAGGACTGGTGGTGGTGCGGAAACTTAATATCTAAATAACGTTAATTCTGCAGGGGTTTTATGTATAAAATCACTACTAGATTCTGTTGGTTTGATGATGGTAAAAAAATCGTAAAGATGTTCTTAATAAATGAAATGCCATTTACATTTGACGAATTACCAGACGGTCATTTATGGGATGAGGATCTGTGTAAAATAGCAGATGAAAATCGTACATATGACCCATTAGATATGTACAAGTCTTTTAGTTATTTGGTAGAAGAAGAAGTTCATCCAGAATTTTTCCGTCTTGAAATAGAAAATCCAGAGGAATTGCCACCTGATATGGAGTTCTATTATCAAGAGGAAGAATTTACCTAACTAAATAGAAACATAGAAATATTTTGGCCATTATAAGAAGATGCCTCTTAATAAATTAGAGAATTTTGTGAAGAATACGGAAGGACGTATTCTTTACGTCAATCCGAGTGATCTTGATGCAACTGATGCGATCACGAATCAGGGTAATTCATTAACACAACCGTTTAAAACGATTCAGAGAGCATTGCTTGAATCGGCAAGATTTTCATATTTGAAGGGTAATGATAATGATATAGTAGAGAAGACAACAATACTTGTATATCCTGGAGAACATTTTGTTGATAATAGACCTGGTTATGGAGTCAGAGATGTAGGTGGTGTAGCAAAAGCAGTAACACCAGCAGGAGATGATACACAGAACGCACAAAATATTCTTTCATTAACATTAGATTCTAATTTTGATTTAAATCAAGAAGATAATGATCTTTATAAGTTTAATAGTATTCATGGTGGTGTAATAATTCCTCGTGGTACTTCTATTGTTGGTATGGATCTTAGAAAAACTAAGATTAGACCAAAATATATACCAAACCCAACTGCTTCAGATAGTGCAGCTCCACCGACTGCTATTTTCAGAGTTACTGGTTCTTGTTATTTCTTCCAGTTTACATTCTTTGATGGTGATGAAGATGGTCTAGTATATACAGATAAATCTGATTTCTCTTCTAATAATAAGTCAAAACCTACTTTCTCTCACCATAAACTAACTTGTTTTGAATATGCTGATGGTGTTACTGTTCCTCAAAGATTTGATATAACTGATTTAGATCAGTATTATAGTAAATTATCAAACGCATTTAACCTTGCATCTACAAGAGATATAGATCAGAAATTCCCTAATGCTTCTGGTGGATTTGCCAAGCAAAGACCTGAATGGGAAATTGTTGGTGCATTTGCTACTGATCCTATCCAAGTTTCTAATATTAAATCTGGAGATGGGTTTACACCTGGTACAGTTGTAACTGTTACTGCAACAGCAGCTCATAATTTAAATGCTGGAACACCTATTAAGATTAAAGGTGTTGATACTTTAGATTATAATATTTCTACTATAGTACAAAGTGTTATTAGTGATACTGAGTTCACTTACCTATTACCATTTGTACGAGATAATTTACCACCACAGCCTACTGTAGCTTCTGCTTCAGTAACCATTGAAACTGATACTGTATCTGGTGCATCTCCATATATCTTCAACTGCTCTCTACGTTCTGTATGGGGTATGAATGGTATGAAGGCAGATGGTCATCAAGCATCTGGTTTTAGATCAATGGTTGTGGCACAGTTTACTGGTGTCTCACTACAAAAGGATGATAGAGCATTTGTTAAGTATAATAAATCTTCTAGATCATATGATACTATTGGAATCCAAGTTGTAAAAGGATCTGCATTATCTCAGGGAGCATCTTCATTAAATCCAGAGAATGTTTATCATTCAGATCCTAATGCAATCTATAGGAGTGGATGGGAAACAAGTCATATTAAGATTACAAATGATGCTGTTCTTCAGATAGTTTCTGTGTTTGCTATTGGTTATAACAAACATTTTGATATACAGTCTGGATCTGATGCTTCAATTACAAACTCCAACTCCAACTTTGGTCAATTATCACTTGTTGCTGAAGGGTTTAAGAACAAAGCATTTACTAAAGATGATAATGCATTTGTAACTAATATTATTACACCAAGAGCAATTACTAAACCAGATCAATCTGTTGATTGGATTTCTATTGATGTATCTAAGACAAGATCTAGTGGTGTTGGTATTTCAAGTCATCTTTATCTCTATGGATATGATGATAAGGATGATGCACCTCCAGCAACTTTAAGAGGATATAGAATTGGTGCAAAGAATGATGAAGTAGTTTCAGTAAGCATAGGTGGAACAGTTTATCAAGCACCTGTGCATATGCTTGATGTTGATATGAACTCAGCAACAGTTGCCATAGGTACTGATACTTCTCAAAAATCATATAAAGTTACATCTGGTCCAACAAATAATGAGTTTACTATTGGTGCTGTTGGTGGACATACTATTCAAACAGGTGAGAGTGTAAGAATTTATAGTGATATTGGTGATCTACCAGAGAATCTGGAAGATGAAACAACATATTATGCTATTAGATTAGGAAATGGTACTGGTATTAAATTAGCATCATCTAAAACTAATGCCGATAATGCTAAAGATCTTACAGTTTATGGTGGTTCTGATCTTTCTATTACAAGTAGAGTACATGATAAAGAATCTGGTGATGTAGGATCACCAATTCAGTGGGATTCTGCAAATAATAACTGGTTTGTTCATGTAGGTACTGACAGTAATCTTTATACTAGAATTAATCAATTACCTTCTGTTGATGTTAAAACAGAAGTATCTTATCTAACAAGAAAAGAAGATAGTAGATCATTGGATGACAAGATCTATAAGATGCGTGTTGTTATTCCTAAAGAATCATTCAATGCAAGGAATCCAAATGAAGGTTTTGTAATTCAGGATTCAAGTTTTACTGGTGCTAAAGCAACTACTGATTTTACAGATAATACTATTGATGCAACTGATTATGCCTATAAGAGAAATCATAGGTTTATCAGTACATGTACTGAATCTTCTAACGTAGTTACTGTACAAACTGCATTACCACATAATTTAAAGGCTAATGATTTAGTTAAAATAGTAAATGTAAAGAGTACAAATAATACTATTGGTGCTGGTAATAGTGGATATAACAGTACATTTAAAGTTGTTACAACTGCTGATAATAAGACCTTTACTTATTCAACAACTGATATAGTAGGAGTTACACATGATCCTGGAACATTTACCAGTGATGTAACTACTAGAGATCTTGAACTACCAAGATTTGAAAGGAATGATATTCAATCCAATTACTACGTTTATAGAACTGAAGTTATAAGTGACTATGAATATAATGTTCAGGATGGTGTATATCATCTATTTGTACTGAAAGCAGATCAAGGTGTTGCCGAAGAATTTACTGAACTTAGTTATGGTCAGAATGTTACTGATCTTTATCCACAACAGGATAAGGATAATACAGATGACAACCCAAATGCAGCAGTTTCTTATGCAAAAAGATCTCCTCTTGGTGAAGTTGTAACCAATGATCTTAAGAAGAGTATTACTAGAGAATGTACAGATCAGTTCTTAACTGATTTTAATGTAGGTAAGAAGATTAGTGTAATTGGTAGAGATAATACTGCTGGTATTAGTACCATTACATTTACTGAGAATCATAACTTTAATGGTATTGGTACTGGAACAGTTACTGCTGGTGCAAACTATACCAATGGAACATATCAAGACGTTAAATTATTAAGTGGTGGATCAAATCCAGCAACAGATTCATGGAATGGTTCAACTGCAAGAGTAGTCGTAGCTGGTGGTGGTATTTCTAATGTAGAAATTATTGACCCAGGTTCTGGTTACAATACTTCCGTATCAACTCCATTATACTTTGATCAAACTAAAGTTGGTGGTGGTAATGGTGCTGCAAGATATACTATTTCAGGTGCTCAAATTATATCTAGTGTTGGTGATGGTCTAGAAATTACTGGTATTGGTACTACTGCTAGTGGACAATATAGAATTACAGACGTTCCTGCTAAGAATAAAGTTGCTATTGCTCATGCTGCTGCTGATCCTGTTATTGTTGTTGGTCAATATGCTGCCAATACTGGACCTACAGGAACAATAGGTATTACTCAGTGGGATGCAACAACTGGAATATCTACATTCCTTTGTAGTACTGCTCATGGATTAGTATCTGGTAGTAAAGTAAAACTACTTAACTCTTCAAATGTTAGTCTTGGAGATTTCTATGTAAAAGAGAAAGTAGAAGCTACTAGGTTCTCTGTTAAAACTGATACAAATATAACTCCTACTCGTTTCATACCTCATGGTATGGCTGCTGCTGATGCAGTTTCTGATGCAGGTAATGAGAGTGTAGGTGCAAGAGGATTCTCCTTCTATCAAGGTTCTTCATATACTCTTGGTGCAGCATTAGGAAGTCTTAATAAGATTGTTATTGCTAATGTTTCTAGTGCTGCTGATAAAATTAATCTAAGATCTAAATTCTCACTAGGATCTTTATTACAGATTGATAATGAAATAGTGAGAGTAGTTAGTAACCTAGCTGATGGTACTAGCAATAATGAACTTACAGTAATTCGTGGTTACTTAGGAACTACTAGAACTAATCATGTCAATGGAACACTGGTTAAGAAGATTGATCCATTAGCAATCGAATTTAGACGACCATCTATTATTCGTGCTTCTGGTCATACATTTGAATATCTTGGTTATGGTCCAGGAAACTATTCAACTGGTTTACCTCAGATTCAGACTACATCTCTATCTGAAAGAGAAGAGTTCTTAGTTCAAGCACAAGAAAGATCTTGTGGTGCTGTTGTTTATACTGGTATGAATAACAGAGGTGACTTCTTCATTGGTAATAAGAGAGTAAGTTCTGCAACAGGTACAGAACAAACATATGATGCTCCTATTCCTACCGTTACTGGTCAAGACCCATCAAAACTTAGTGTTATATTTGATGAGGTTGTCATTAAAGACAGACTGATTGTTGAAGGTGGATCATCTAATAAGATTCTATCTCAGTTTGATGGACCTGTTACATTTAACCAAGAAGTTAGGTTGAATGGTACTACTGTTATGAATAGTACCTTGAAGATTGCTGGTACTGAGCAGTCTAATAATATTAATGAAGGTTGCCTTGTACTTAAAGGTGGTCTTGGTGTTGCTAAGAATGTCAACATTGGTGGAGACTTAAATGTTGCTGGTATTGCTACATTTGCAACCATTGGTGGTGGTAATGGTGGTACATTTGGTAATATTCAAGTTGCTATTACTGGATCTAATGAACTTGATACTTCTACTGGTAATCTAACGATTGATTCTGCTGGTGGAACTACAACTGTTGATGAC